TTCAGATATATCTAAACGATGGAGCTGGAAGTGCGGTGCTTATAGAAGAGACACAGACTAATGCCACTGTTGGTAAACATGCGTTGACAATAGTGTATTACTTTTACGCTGACTCAGGAGTGCCATACGACGTTGGCGTCAGAGTATCTTCTACAACAGCCGCAACCCTCGGCCTTCAAACTTCATTTACCATCACTAAATTAGGGGACGTAGTATAACGCCCTATGACCAGAGAAAAGCGAATCGAAGTTTTCATCCTCGTGCGTGAGAAGATGGATGAGATTGCCGACATTATCAAAGACAATAATGCTGGGCCAGAGTTCATGGCGACATACTGCTTCGGCCTAGCCTGCGACGACGATAACGAAGACAGTCCGGAGAGCTACGAATTCCTAGCTGGATACAGCGTGGACGGTGGTGAGGAGTTGAATATCATGTTCAATGTTATGGCCCATAGCTTTGCGGCAGAGCAGGACGAAGATGACGACGACGACGAACCAACCAACTCAATTGAATACTGGTTGAAGAAATAATGAAATTCAAATGGAAATTATCAGAAAAATCATCGTGGGGCAAAACCCCAAGGACGCCATGGCGTACTTCGTCGGTCAACGGACTGGCGATGCCGTAGTCGATTCAATCATTCAGGACGAACGAGCCCTATCAGTGTATGGGATTCGTCGATATCTGGTCTACATTTACAATTCCGAAAAGGGCACCATGCTCTGGAAAACTATAGACGATATGCCCTGTTTAATTGAACACGATTGCGACTTCTAATGAAACCAATTAGATACTTCATAGTACGAGTACCAAAGCCCGTAAAAGACACTATAGAGATTGCGGGCAAAGAGATGTACTTGGATACCAAGTTCAATGAGTTTGCTCACCGCGCAGTAGAGGGCGAAGTCATTGGAGTGCCTCAGCGATACAAGACCGATGTATCTGTTGGAGACACACTGTACTTCCATCACCACGTTCTGCTTGGGGGGAATCACCTCGTGTATGGGAACCAACAGTTTGATGAGGCGAAGCATCGCCGAGGGCAGTTTGTATTTGAAGACGATACCCTGTACTATGTGTGGTGGGATGGCGGTAATGACCCGCACAGCTGTCAAGCGTACGCATACAAGAGCAAAGAGACCGGAGAAGTTCGTCTTCTCGGGCCATGGATATTCCTTAGTCCAGCAGAGCAGGACGATGAGCTAAAGAGTGAGACACTTGAACTAGTTCAATCAAAGAAATCATACAACCAGTACGGATATATCCGTTATCCATCACAGATGCTGGAGGAGCTCGGCCTCAAGCCGGGCGACAAGGTATTCATTCAAAAGAATGCTGACTACGAAATGGAAGTAGACGGAGAGCGTCTGTATCGGGTAATGCTATCTCACATCTATGCCCAGGTCCAAGAATAGCTTCGACAACGTAGGAACGGCAAACCGTCTCATGTCCGCAATGGAGATTGCCATTGAGAACATGATTCAGGAGATACAGAAGCCCGTGGACCAAGAACTGTCTGGCTCTCAGAGAAAGGCAGAGCTACAGGCTATCAAGCAAACTGCAATTGACGCTAAAGAACTGATTGTTGAACGCGAGAAGCTTCAGCTTCTCATAAGACAGCTGCACGACAGTGGAGAAATCAAAGAAGAGCGAGACTACTCAGGAGGATTCGCAGAACAATTCTCAAAATAGCGACTGGGTATTTATCTACTGGGATAGCTGATGGCCGGATTAGTCGAAATAGAAGACGAGGTAATCGTCAACATTTGTTCCCAAGGAACGGCTGGGGATATTGTTGTCTATGGAGACCTGGCCATTCAGCTTCCCAAGAAGCCCAAAAAACAAGACATTCTATTCCACGACCTTCCTAAGGAGCAGCAGATGTGGGAGCGCACTGAGCTCCCTGAAGAGCTCAGGAAGGTGAACTCCATGGAGGAGTGGATGACGATGCCAGAAACCTTTAGAAAGAAGTACACACCTTACATTGCCCAGGAATATGAAAGACGAAGAAGTGGAGTTTGGTTCTTCAACAACGGAGTACCTACTTACATCACCGGAAACCATTACTTTTTTCTGCAGTGGGCCAAGATTGACGTGGGGTACCCATCTTACCTTGAGTTTCAACGTCAGCTATTCATACACCTAGAGGCCTGTAACGTAGACCCCCGCTCACTTGGGCAGGTGTACGTGAAGTGTCGACGCTCTGGGTATACCAATATGAGCGCTTCAACGCTCATCAATGAAGCCACACAGGTAAAAGAAAGGCTGTTGGGTATCATGTCCAAGACAGGAGGTGACGCTCAGGAGAACATCTTCATGAAGAAGGTGCTTCCAATCTACAAGTCGCTGCCTTTTTTCTTCAAGCCCATCCAGGATGGTACCACAAATCCACGGATGGAGCTTGCTTTCCGTGAGCCATCCAAGCGAATCACCAAGAATAACAAGACATCGCAGCGCGGAGACGCACTGAATACGGTAATCAACTGGAAAAACACCACAAACAACGCCTACGACGGTGAAAAACTGCACATCTTGTACCTTGATGAGGCTGGAAAGTGGGAAAAACCGACCGATATCAGGGAATCTTGGCGTATTCACCGTACCTGTCTGCTTGTTGGTCGTAAAATCGTGGGCAAAGCCATAGTCGGTTCCACGGTAAACCCACTCGATAGGGGTGGACGCCAGTTTCGCGACCTATACGACTCAAGCAACCCCAAGGAGCGCAACGAAAACGGACGCACAAAGAGCGGGCTTTACTCAATCTTCATCCCGGCGTACGAAGCCATGGAAGGCTTCTTTGACAAGTACGGATATCCCATAGTGGAAGACCCAGAAACGCCAATTTTTGGCATAGAGGGAGAGCCAATAAGCATAGGAGCCAAGACATTCTTGAAGAACGAGAGAAAGGCCCTGGCAAGCGACAGCTATGAGCTCAACGAAGTCATTCGTCAGTTTCCATTCACCACCGCAGAGGCCTTCCGGGACAGCGCAAAGTCGTCGGTCTTCAACGTCCAGAAGATATACGAGCAAATCCAATACAATCAGGAGCTGTATCCAAACCCAGTGCTTGTTGGAAACTTCGTATGGAAAGACGGCCAGCAGGACACAGAGGTATATTTCAAGCCTGACGCAAATGGAAGGTGGCGAGTTACGTGGATGCCACCATTTGAGCTGCGAAATAAGCCGGGACCGCAGAACGATTGGCTCGGAGTCGGCGGAGTTGACTCCTATGACATTGACGCTACCATAGATGGCCGCGGCTCTAAGGGCGCGTGCCATCTGTACAACAAATTCAATCTTCAGTACCCCGCAAATATGTTCGTTGCGGAGTATGCTTCCCGCCCACCGCTTGCTAAAATATTCTATGAGGACGTGCTGATGGCGGCCAAGTTTTACGGATATAGTTTGCTGATAGAGAACAACAAGTACGGTATCGCTCGCTACTTTGAGCAGCGAGGATACGATAACTATCTGATGAACAGGCCAGAACACTTGGGTTCTGGATATGGCGGAGGCACAAAGACAAAGGGAATTCCTTCAAACTCGCAGGACATTATCCAGGCTCACGCCCAGGCTATCGAGGCGTTCATCCATTCGCACGTTGGCCTAAATGAAGAAAGCTTAGAATTCGGAAAGATGTACTTTGAAAGAACCCTCGAGGATTGGATTAACTTCAAGGTGGATGACCGTACTGCATTTGACTTGTCCATTTCCAGTGGCTTAGCTCTGTTGGCTGCGCAGGGAGCTACGGTCAAAAAGGAAAAGGCTGACTTCAATCTCAAGAAATTCTTCAGGCCTGGTCGGGTCATCATACGCTGAATCAAATAAGTATATTTGCATATTAGCCCGTAGTGGATATGCAAAGAGATTATACAGCAAAAGGCCAATCTACCTTTCCCGACCCGCTAGCGAGTACGGAAGAAAAAATGTCGCAAAGCTATGGCCTTCAGTATGCAAAGGCCATGTACGCACAGTGGATTGGTGTTGACTACAACAACTCACTATATGGTCGTCGGTTCAATGAAATGCAGAACAACCGCGACTACGCACAAGGAACTCAGGACACGTCAATCTACCGACAGATTCTCAGCTCCCTGGACGCAAACAACGGAGACGGAACGATGCTTACACTGGACTACACTCCGGTTCCCATCATCCCAAAGTTCGTTCGCATTGTAGTAAACAAGATTCTGTCGCGCAAGCCGTACCCTCAGGTACAAGCCGTTGACCCCCTTTCTCGTAGCGAGAAGGACAAGAAAAAGAATGTCGCTATTCTGCACATCGAAAACAAGGACATTCTTCAAGAAGCAAAAGCCCTTGGTCTCCCCGTTAAAGTAGACCCGGATGCGCTTCCAGATACTCCAGAAGAAACGGAAATCTTCTTGGATACCAACGTAAAGACTGACGCAGAAATCGCCGCACAGCTAGCCACGGAGATGACTCTTACGTGGAATGACTTTGACGATGCCATCTACCGTCGCTGCGTTGAGGATTTGGTTAACTGTGGTATGGCTGTTACCAAGCGCACCAACGACCCGAACTACGGAATTCGTGAGCAATACGTAGACCCAGCATACTTCATTCATAACTACACGGATGACCCCAATATGACGGAGCTGACCTACGCTGGTCACTTCCGTACGGTCACCATCATGGAGCTCAAGCGATTGGCTGGAAACCAGTTCACCGAAGAGCAGTACCAGCAGATTGCTCAGACGGTTATGAATCGCTACGGAAATGACCCGTTGCGCTACGCTACTCAGGGGTACAACTACGAAACCATCAACAATCGATATCGCTACGGATACGACGAGTACAAGGTGCAAATCATGGACTTTGAGTTCATGTCTGTTGACGATATCATCTTTGAAAAGAAAGAGTCCAAGTTTGGAAACATTGGATTCTACTACAAGGGCCATGAGTACAATGCCCCGCAGCAATCAGTATTTGACCGTGAGGCAGTATACATGAGGAATGCCACCGTATACGGAGGCATATTCGTTATTGGAACTGAACTGATGTTCAACTACGGAGTTCAGAAGAACATCCCGAAAAACGTACACGATATCTCTCGTGCTCGCCTTTCATACTCTTGCGTAGCCACGAACCTACGTGGCATGATTCCAAAGTCTATGGTGTCAAGCATCATCGGCTTTGGTGATATGCTGCAAATCACTCACTTGAAGATTCAGCAGTCAATCGCTAAGGCTAAGCCTGATGGTCTCATCATTGACATCGAAGGACTGGAAAACGTACAGCTTGGACGCGGTGGAGAACTGCAGCCCCTGGAGATTCAAGACATCTACGAACAGACTGGTGTATTCTACTACCGTTCAAAGAATCCAGAGGGCGGGTTCCAAAACCCGCCTGTCCGCGAAATC